CTTCGATGTGCCATAGAACGCTTAGGCCCTTTTTGTATTGGTGGTACTCATGGTAAATCTGGTACTGATCGTCTTGCGGAGCTTCTTAATATTACTCTTGAGACCTGTTGGGACATTTGTATAGAAGCAGCGGATGTATCAGGTCTTGACTATAGTATTTCTGCCGAGGACCTTTCCATTTTCTTCTCTAGTATGTTGGTGTATGAGGATCCTTCTACATCTCATTATGCTCTTAAGAAACGTATTCTTCAGTTTGTTTGTAAAAATGTTGTTAAGCAGATTGTTCTTCTTACCTCGAATCAATGGAGCATTAAGACTGGAGGTATGGCCAGTGGTTGGTGGGACACCTCACATGGTGATTGTTTCTGCTTATTTCTTTGGTTTTGTACCTTCTTAATTGTTCAAATTGTGAGTGCCCCAGAACATTTGCGAGATAAGTTAATGGAGGCTGCTCTTGATCTCATTTTGATGGTTCTCTATGGTGATGATCATTTATGGAACCGTACTATGGATCCAGATGTTTCTGCTTGGTTTAATGGGGCTGCTTTTGCTCGTTTTTTGAAGTTGTATAAGGATGTTGACCTTCGAGATCAAGTATGTACCTCTTTCGCTTCTAAACAGCGGCATGGATATCTTACCCATGTAGGTGCTATTTTTCTTAAGCACTATAATGTGGTGAATCCGTATCGGGAACGTCCTTCCCAGCCCACCTTTATTGCTTTTCGTGAGACTCCTGAGTTCATTGTTCGTGCTGTTCATGGGCGTTTGCCGAAGAGTCGTACTTGTTTTGATGTTATTTTGTCTCTTATGGGTCATTCGTATGGCACCTATGCGGCTAATCGTGATGCGTATGATATAATGGCCATTATGTATCAGAACTGTTTGAATGAGCTTGGTCTCTCAGACGAAGAGGTGTTAAATAAGATTATTGTGGATCTCTCGGTGGATGATATTGCTGACTTTCGTCGGAAAGGTATTGATGTTGCTGATTTGATTAAGGGTTTCCCCTCTTGGGAGCGTCTTATTACCCAAAATGCTTATTCTCCCATTCATCACAATAATATTCAGCCAGATGATCCTGAGGAGGTAGTTTTTTTGGAATGGGATGATGTTCGTTGGTCAACTTGATTTTCTTTCTTCTTTTGTTGTTGTTTAATTTTACTAATAGCGGACGATATGAACAAGGCCTTTGTTGGTCAGGTGAGCTTCAGAAATCTGTTCGGGTAACTACTGGATTTTCTGTTAGTGAAAATATATATATA